TGGCTTACTTGCGTCTGCTGTGTTATCTACGTTGCCTAGGCCCACATCTGATTTAACTAACCCAAGTGGGGCGGTAATTGTTTTATTTGTAAGGGTCTGGGACCCAGCTATTGTTACAAGAAGGCTGGTATCTGTGATCCCATGAACAGCTGTTGTATCTGAGCTGTGTGTAGAAACTGCAGTGTCAGCGTATGATTTAGTTGCAAGATCTGCGGTATCTGTAATTCCGTGCACTGAGGTTGTGTCTGAGCTATGTGTGCTTACAGCTGTGTCAGCGTATGATTTAGTTGCAAGATCTGCGGTATTTGTAATTCCGTGTACAGCTAGTGTATCTGCTTCGTGTGTACCAAGGGATGTAGAGACTGCGTTAGAGGCTGCTGTATCAGCATATGCTTTTGTAGCAAGGTCTGCAGTATCTGCAATACCATGCACTGAGGTTGTATCTGCGGCATGTGTTCCTAATTCACTTGCTACATGTTCTTGTGTAGCCAGTGTTCCTGTTGCATTTGGAAGAGTTAAAGACCTATCTGCTGTAGGATCTGCCAATGTTAATGTAGTTTCAAAGCCATCTGCTGTAGCACCTTCAAATATAAGGGCAACACCAGTGTCAAAGGAAACGGTGCCAGTAAAAATAGGTGAAGCAAGTGACGCCTTTAAATCAAGGGCTGTTTGCTGGGCAGTTGATACTGGCTTGTTAGCGTCTGTTGTATTATCAACGTTTCCTAAACCAACCATTGTTTTTGTAATTCCAGCAACAGTTCCAGTAAAGGTAGGTGAAGCAAGTGGCGCCTTTAAATCAAGTGCTGTTTGAGTTGCTGTGGAGATTGGCTTGTTAGCATCGGTTGTATTGTCTACTGAACCTAAGCCAACCATGGACTTTGTAACGCCAGAAACAGTTCCTGTAAATGTTGGGTTTGCAATTGGAGCGTAGATGCTTGCTGCAGCCGCTGGGGTTAGGTTGATATAAGGTAGAGAAGCCCAAACTGTAAGTCCGTCTCCAACTTTAAGTTTTTTAGTGTCAGTTTCTAAACCAACTTCAGCCTCAAGAAGAATTGGGTTTGACGCGGTCCACTCAGCCGCAGTTCCCCTGCGTATTAGAATATTAACTGCCATTACGAAACTCCTCCGTCATAAGATCCTGTATAAGAGCTTGTAAGTGTAGAAGACGGATAACCGCCGTCTACATTCGGTGTTCCACCGTAGAACGATGCTGGTCTCCCACCATCTACTTGAAGTTGACCTGCGCCACCAGTACCGACAATGTCAATCCAAAGTGTTCCATCATATATTCTTAACTTTAATGTTGTAGTATCAAAGTATAAGTCACCTGCTCGTTGACCAACAGGCTCGCTGCCTTTAGCCAGTACGTTTAAGGGTACTAATGCTTTTGTACTCATTTATGTTATCCGATTATAACTACTCTGTAGGCGTTAGATGTTGGAGCAGATGCAAATCCCAATGTTACGGTGTTACCGCCTGCAGGACGTGCGTTATCTACAAGAACTTCTTCGCCAGTGGCTACTTCGTAAACCTGAACGTGAACGTCTAGCGTTCCTAAGTTGTGGGTGATTGTGTACGTGGTAGCTGAGGTAGAAAGTGTTTGTGAAAACTTGCGAGCTACTACTGTGGCGTCAACAGAGATTGTGTTGGCTCCAACGGTAATACCGTTACCAGCACCAATTGCAAAGCCGTTAGCGTCTGTAGCAGCACCTGAGTTGGTAGCAAGCTTGATTGCTCCGCCGCTAGAATCTGTCTGTAAACCGCCTGTTGTAGATGGAGCAAATGTGAAGTTAGTTCCTGTAAGAAGAACGCCGTTAGAGGCTGTAAATGTTCCAGCGCCTGAGAACTGTGTAAATGTAAGAGCAGTAGTTCCTAGGGTAATAGGGTTGTCAGTTGTTAATACCCAACCGCTATTTCCGTTTACAGTTCCTTGTTCTACGAATGTAAACATTCCCGAAGTAACGTCTGCGTTAGAGTTTGCATCCAAAGCACGGTCTGGAGCTCCAGAGGTTTTAACTACATAGATACCGTTTTCAGAGCCAGTAGACTGGTTCTTAACAAGAACGCGGTCACCAGTAGCAAGAGTTACTCCATCAAGAGTATCTCCATTTTCAAGGTCTGTAGATAAAGTTACTGCTGCGGTTGTAGCGGCACGTACTGAAGCCTTAACGTCAAGGCCCTGGGCAACAGAATCAACGTAGTTCTTAGTTGCAGCATCTTGTGCGCTAACTGGGTCGGCTACGTTTGTAATTAACTGACTGTTCATTGTAAACGAGCTAGTTGGTGCGGTTAAATCTGTTACCTTATTTGTGGTAAGGATTACGGTACCTGATAAGTCAGGAAGAGTAATTGTGCGGTCAGCTGTTGGGTCAGTTACAGTAAGAGTTGTTTCGTTAGTATCTGCTGTAGAGCCTTCAAATACTATTGAGCTATCTGTAATAGCTAGGCCAGAAACAAGTGGAGAAGTAATTGTTTTATTTGTAAGAGTATCTGTTGTGTCTTGACCTACAAGGGTTGTAGTTAGGTCAGGAAGAGTAACTGTGCGGTCTGCCGTTGGGTCACCAGAGGTAAGGGTGAGCTCAAATGAGTTAGGGGTTGCGCCTTCAAATACAAGGTTGACACCTGTGTCAAGTGTTACGGTTCCCGTAAAGGTCGGGTTGTTAGAAGGAGACTTAGTATCAATCTGAGTCTGGATAGCAGAGGTTACGCCATCCACATAGTTAAGCTCTGTAGTGGTAAGTGTTGCGCCATCAAGAATGTTGATTTCTGCGGCATCTGCGGTTACGCCGTTAAGTCCAACAGCTTCCCAGATAGTACCGTTATAAACACGCATTTCATTAGAAGCAGTGTTGTAATAAACCTGACCTGTTACAGGACTTGATGGGTCAGTGGCTAAGTTTTGAATACGAGCATTTTGCAGCTCGTTCTTAGTTAAATCTAGTGACGTTAAATACTTACGTGCCATTTATCTCATCTCCTTAAGACAGATACGCTTTGCCGCTGAATGCTCCAGTAAAAGTTATCGTAAGGGAGTTAGTGTTCGTGTAGGCTATTTCACCTTCAACGATTGATCCACCCGAGTCCTGAACGGTTACGTTTGGGTGCCACCCAAGATTGTGCGTTACTACCCACACAGCCAAAGATGTTCCCTGGGTATGAGTATATGCGAGAGCTTGACTTCCAGGTCCCCCAACTATTACTGGATTTATTCCAGAGATACTTCCTGGAGCTGGAGCAGAAATAAGAACAACGTCTGGATTTGTCCCTGCGGACTCACTTGGGCGAACGTATTGGGTCATTGAGTCACCTGCGCAGTTACGAAAATTTTTCCAGTAACGTAGGTATGTACCAACCCACTTGAGTCAGTTAGCTGTACGTCGTAATAGCAGACTCCAGGAAGCTTTAACGTTTGTGTAGAAGTTAAGTCTAGCTGCAGTGTGCGTAACCCAGTCCCATCTACGGCTCCTACGTTTGGGTATGAGGTTGCAAAAGCTGCAAGTAGAATTGGGCTATTTGGAGCAGGACGAATTTCTGATTTAGCAACATAGCCATTTACCTCAAAGCCAAACTGAATTTGTACTGAGTAGCTGTCTCCAGTGTAGACATACAGGTCTTGAGTAAACGCAGAGGTTAGTTTCTTTATACCGCCGTAAGTAGGTATTGGCAGGTACACGCGTTCCTTTGGTTCTCTGTCATCTATCTCTTGAGGAGTGTAGATAGGTACATAGTGATTTGTAGTTTTAGAAATTCGGCGCATAGTAAAGACGTCAATCTTGTAAAGACCGATACCAAGTTGTGAGCAGAGTTCTTTGTATTGAGTCTTACGCACTTCAATCATCTGCATCAACTGACGGTAGCGTTCAGAACGAGGAATCTGAACTCCATCAGGAGCTGTGATATTAATATCAAATGAAGCATCTGTAGCGAGAGTGTAAAGGGCTAAGGTAGAAGCCCAAACAAGTACTGGGTACTCTTCTAGTGTGGGTAGAGTTGAGATAGCAACAGACCGACCATAAGAGTCTACGTGATTTGCGGTGTGCTGTTGAAAAGCAGTAGTAACAAACTGTTCAATTTCAGCGCTGGTAAAGTAACGATAGTAATTTCCAGCAACAACAATTAACCGACCTGAGACAGGGGCTGTATCAAAAACAATGTATCCAGTTGCTTCTTCTACCTCTACAGTTGTAGAGACGTCCACACCATTAACGGTAACAATTAAGTTAAGGCCATCAAGAGGTGAGTAAGGAATTAAGTAACGTGTTGAGGTTCCATCAGCTGTTGTTTGGAAAACAAACGATTTAGGAAAGTCACCAAGCTCGGACCGTAAGCGACCTGCCAAACTTGTAAGAATAGCCACGTAACCTCCAAAAGCTGTATTAAGCAATCATCTCAAAAATAATGCAATAAAAAAGGTCCAACCCCCAACTGGGAGGAGGGCGGGAACCAGTTGAGGGTCGGACTACTTTTTGGAGGCTTAGTTAGGCCGCCAAATATATCCGAGCTCTTCTAGGTAGTTCGCAAGATGACCAGAGACGCGGTACTTCACACCAGCTTTAAAGCTGTAGTGGTTTCCTACTCCGTATGTCATCTCGTCAATATCTGTAATTGTGCGAATGATGACTGAGTCATTCGCTGTTGTAACTCCGATGTTCTCAATGTCATCTAGGACAAGTGGAGCATCTGGTTTCTTTGGGTCAAAGACATTATTCTCTAAGTTCTCTGCCTCAACTTGTGCCGCAATTGAAATTTCATCTTTGCGTTCTTGTAATGCTTTTGCGTTTTTCTTCGCTGCAGTTTCTGCTGCGCGTCCTGTTGCATCTAACGGACTTGTTGGTGTGTTTGCCACGGTGTATTTCTCCTATGTTAGTTGTTGATTAATGATGGCTGGGGACCCAGGAAGGAGTAGGGTCCCCAGACATCGGTAAAGCGAGTCTTAGTTTGTGTAAACCTTGACGATAGCCTGGTCGGTGATAACACCAAGACCCCAGATTGCGTACCATGCAAGAGCGTGCTCACGACCGAAGTCAAGAACGCCACCGTCACGTAGTTCAACTGGAAGGCTGATTGCGTGACCAAATGCGTTGTCACCAATCATGATTGATTCGTAAACATCTGCTGAGTTACCAGTTGCGGATGTTAGGTAACCTGCTTCTGCAGTGTAATCTGCAGACTCTGGGTTTCCACCACTACCTGGAGCAGTGTTAGACTTAACAGGAACTGTTCCTGCAGTTGCTGGAGCACCAACAAGTGTTGATGTTGTGTATGAACCTGAAGCAGCAAGCAAACGAACCTGTGTTGTTTCGATGAATACTACGTCGTACAAACGACCGATTTCACCTAGCATGAAGTTTCCTGGTGCTGCGTACTTTGTAACTTCGATAAACTCTGGGTTTGAACGAATGTCACGTGACTGCTTTGGGTGTACGAACATTACGTAAGTCTCACCTAAGCGAGGGATGTTCTTACCAGCAAGGGTAAGAGCCGCATCCTTAACAGCACCTGTTGACAACTTGAACGCACCATCAAGGTCGCTAATTGCTGTCGCTACTGTTCCTTCGTTGTACCAGTCGTTGACGCCCTGTACACCTGTGCGGTCGTAACCAAATACTGCAGAAGTTGCTGCAGAAAGTGTGTTACGTGCTTGGATGTCAAGGTACTGCGCCATGTGGCGACCGAGAAGGCGTGAAGCAGATGCCATAACGTCATCGAATGATGCGTTTAGGAGTAGTTCAGAAACTGCTACTGCGTAGCCGTGTTCTGCAACTGTGATTGCAATCTGCTCTGCTGTGAGTGCAGATGTTGTCATACGCACACCTTCTGTAAGAGGTGATGGGTCGACAGCAAAGTTCTTGTAACGGAGGAAGTTAACGCGTAGACCAGGAGCAACTCCAAGTTCTGTCTTCTTAACAGCAAACTGTTCGAAGCGAAGAATTGGCATTGCCTGGAAGAGAATTTCCTTCGACCAGATTGTTTGAATTGCTTGGTTCAAAGATGAGTTTGAACCTGAATAAGCGGTTGGGGCTCCTGCGAGTTGCCCAGTACCTGTAATTGCACTTGCCATGTAGGTCAAGTCCTTTCTTAGTGGGTTGGTTGTGAGGGATTACCGATCGAACAGTCCCTGACCACGGTTGCTGGCTGCATTGCCAAGTAACTTGGCTCTTTGTTTCGCATAGTCTGCCATTGACATGTCCCGAATAGAATCGGGTGTATAGGATTGTTGTGACGAGTCATTATCGAGGGGTCCTGCGGCAGGCGCTGTAATG